GACTCAAACCCCCAACCTCTGCGTTCGTAGCGCAGTGCTCTATTCGGTTGAGCTAGGCGACCGTTCTGTGAGAAGTGTCTAATCGCTGTATGTCTATAGTATGTATAGTTGGAGGAGCCGAGTGGATTTGAACCACCACCTCAAGGATTTGCAGTCCCGCACATTAACCGTTTTGCTACGGCTCCTAATTGGCTCGGGAGGCTGGAGTCGAACCAACAGCCTTGTGATTCAGAGTCACCTGCGCTACCAATTGCGCCACTCCCGAATGAATTGGTCCCTGATGATAGAATCGAACTATCGTATCCGGCTCCACAAACCGGCGTTCTACCATTGAACTAAACAGGGTTAATAAGTTGGAAACGATAGGAATCGAACCTATCAATACTCGCTTTTGCTATACAGTTATCGGCCGATTCCGTATAGGTACTCACTTTCTACAGCCCGTTCGGGGCTTGCTGATACCTTTCGCATTCGTTTCCATAAACTTGGCAGCGCATACGGGTTTCGAACCCGTTTCTCCACCTTGAGAGGGTGGCGACCTTCACCAAGAAGTCCAATGCGCTATTAACTGGTCCCGAGTATGGGATTCAAACCCATGATCTCCTCGCTTGAAAGGCGGGTATGTTACTCGCTACACTAACTCGGGATATTGGTGCTCATGAGAGGACTCGAACCTCCAACGTCTGCCACCTCAAGGCAGTGACTCTACCAGTTGGCCTACATGAGCAAGAATAAGAACGGGTTGATGGCCCCAAGGCCTCTGATCTACCAAGAAAGTCGGTAAAGCCGGATTTTAACCAGCGATGAGTTTGCAGAACTCAACCCTAAACTTGATGCTTTGCCTTGACATGGCGGTTGTAATTACCGTTGTTCAAGTTCTTCATCCCACAGTGGGGACAATCTTTGCGAGGAGCAGAAACAGCTGCTTTCTTAAGAGACTCAGAGTATTGCTTCTTGTACTCTTCATCTAACAATAGCTCTCTTCGCCTGTTATTAGCAACTACGTGGGCACCCTTAGCATTGGCTGCTTGTCTACCTCTGATCTTATGCTCTTTCTTATCACGTCGAGCAACTATCTCATCATTTGAGTTTATGAACCCAAAGCCACCTTCACCGCCTGGGCAAAGATTATAGTTGGTTTCAGTGTCGGGCACCACCAAGATGCGCTCTAAGATATTCATCTCTTTCTCGGACTTGCACATATGAAGAATCTCAGTGTGGAAGTTCTCGAGGCCGTGCTTATTGATGGCGTACTTCAACAGCTTACCCGAACCGACATAGCCGTCGCTTAGATCCTTGGTCTTATGCTTGCCAATATAAAACTTGCCGTTGACTAGATTGGTCGTTTTGTAGATGGTGTAGAACATGAAGGAAGACCTCGGATGCAATAGGGTTTACAGACTATTTATACATCCGAGGTCTTCAATGTTGCGGGAGTGGGATTCGAACCGCACGATCTGCTGGGTATGAACCAACCGAGATGACCGCTTCTCTATCCCGCAATAAATGGTGTGCCCTCTGGGATTCGAACCCAGGATCCCCGACTTAAAAGGACGGTGCTTTTGGCCTCTAAGCTAAGGGCGCATATATAATGAGTCAATCCTAACACAAATGAGGATAATATGGAACCGTTTATTTCACAGATCATCTACATGCCATTCTCTCGCAAGATCGACGGCTTCTTGCCGTGCAGAGGCGACAGTCTGTCTATCAATGGCAACGAGGCTCTCTACTCTCTCATCGGCACCAAGTTCGGTGGAGACGGCAGCAGTCACTTCAACATTCCGGATCTTCGTCCATGGAATGATGTAGGTCCTGACTACGGTCGTCACACTCGTCGCGAGTGGCATCAAGATGAGCTAGTTCCTCACATCGCTATTGCTGGTATCTATCCGGCGTTCGCCTGATTGGCTGGGAGTCTAGGATTCGAACCTAGATAGCGGGATTCAAAGCCCCGCGTCCTGCCGTTAGACGAACTCCCAATAAACTGGTTCCAGCGACGGATTCGAACCGTACTTTGGTAGTGTGCACCTACCGCCCCAGGCTATGCTAGAAATAAATTGGTGTGAGAGGTTGGACTTGAACCAACAATGTCACCCTGACTCATCATCTTGCGAAGATGACTTACGGATTCGAACCGCCTACTGCCCGCCGGCAGGTGTTTACCCTTTCACCACTCTCACATAATTGGTTGGCACAGAAGGTAACGATCCTTCCACCCCTGTCTTATCAGGACAGTGCTCTACCTCTGAGCTATGCGCCAGTGATTCGTTACACCTTACAGGTTAAGCCCTTTCGCGAACAGAGTCAGCAATCCTGCATTCATAGGCTTTCCCTCATGTTGGGCCTATTAGGTCTCCCCTGTCTTATCTAGAAAGACGGGTAATTTGGTGGGCAGGTGCGGTTACGATCCACTCCCTTTAAGGATGGGTTTTACAGACCCACTGCTAGAACCACTAGCTTTACCTACCCGAAACTTGCTGAGCCTCACGCGGTCGGCTCGAATGTCGTCTGTAACTTGGCGACACATTCACAGTAACGTTATTCCGTTCTCAAGCGAACGGCGTCCTGTGCGATGGTGACAGATCAAACTTGATGTCAGTCTCACAGTTATTCGACTGACTGTCTGACATTCATGACGCGCATTGCTGCTACGTAGTCAGATCATTATTGGTGGACCCTAAGAGAATCGAACTCTTACTTTCTGCGTGCAAAGCAGATGTGCTCCCATTATCACTAAGGGCCCGTTATTGGCACCAGTGCAAGGATTCGAACCCTGACAGACGGTTTTGGAGACCGGCGTGCTACCGTTACACTACACTGATATGAATTGGTCTAGGTGGCAGGATTCGAACCTGCGATCCCCTGCTCCCAAGGCAGGTGCGATGGCCAGACTTCGCTACACCTAGTTCTAATGGCGATCCTGACGGGACTCGAACCCGCCTTCTCGGATAGACAGTCCGAGGCCTTCCCTGACGGCAACAGGACCTTGAATTGGAGGACCGGGTGAGAGTCGAACTCACACCTTGCAGATTAAGAGTCTGGTGCACTACCGTTGTGCTACCGGTCCATGATTGGCTGAAGAGGCAGGGCTCGAACCTGCGACCGTCCCGTTAACAGCGGGATGCTCTACCAACTGAGCTACACTTCAATGTGTCTTATCACTTCAGATATGCACCGACGGTTTCGAAGCCGTCCACCTTGAACGCTCCATACGGGGCGTGGCTGTGTCCTACACGGGGCGGTAGCTACAACGCCCTGGTGCATATCTGAAGAGATAAGAGTAAGAATGAAACTCGCCGGAAACCACTTGTACGCTCAAAGAGTCCACGTACCGGTCGAGTTCGCTCGGTATCGGCCGAGCACCGTATTCTTACCTTTTACACAGCCGACTAAAAAATGTCAACTGTCTTTTTCATCGAGGTCGTTAAAAGATTGTCGCCTCGGAACCTGATCGAAAGATCCCTTCGCGAAGACGACGGTATCCTCCGGTGCGATCTCTCGTTGTGCCCGCTGGTCCCACCCTCGATGGATGAAGTCCGGCGAACCGAATGTGCGGCATGCTCGAGTATACTCGTCGCCGCGAAAACCAACGAAGTGAACTGCCATAGCTCTACTCCTAAAAGAAAAGGCCTCGGAGACTTTCGTCTGCGAGGCCCTGAATCTTACGTGTGTCTTAGATCACGTCAAGATGCAGTGCCTCCACTACCGACCCACTGCTTGCGCGGGGTGGCTTCGAAGGATGCTAGATAATTATGAATCGACTGCGTAGACACTACGAACTCCGTTGTTCTTGATCTATATATGCCGCGACACGCTAAAAATGTCAATGCCGCGGCATATTTTTTTTCTCAGGCCTGACGAGCAGCGAGCTTCTGCTTCTTGATGAACTCGCGGATCATCGCGGTAGCCGGCTTCTCGATCACTACCTCGGCGGCAGGAGCATCAGCAGCGACTGGAGTCGACTCCTTCGACTTCTTCTTCTTAGCGTACTCCTTGCCAACCTTCTTCATCACGTCCTGTATCTTAACAGTCTTGGGCTCCTTGGCAACCTTAGCTGCCTTGGCAGACTTCCAGGGAGTGTCGTCTGGCTGGAACTTCGAGATGAGACCGTGCTTGATCATGTACTTGTAGTAAGCACGACCGGCGTACTTGTTGAGGTCGAGGGCG